GGTCCGCGCCGGGTGCCGTCATTCGCAAGTGACTATATGGCAAGGAGTTAGGTTTTAGATGCCCCGCAAGAAGGGCGATCGGGAGGAAGTCACGCAATCGGAGGCCGCGCGGCGCCTGGGCATGACCGGCCAGGCGCTCGGTGTATGGTGCCGCCGCCCGGGTGCGCCGGTCGTCCTCAGGAAAGGCCGACCGTTCTGCCTCTGGCCGGACTTTCCGCGCTGGCGGGAAGCCGAGAAGGAATCCCAGCTTCGGGAGGAGACGAAGCCGAAGGACTCGGCCGACGCCGAACGGCGGCTCGAGATCGCCCGGGCGATGAAGGCGGAGATGGAAGTCGCCGAACTCCAGCACCGGCTGATCCCAGTCGAGGAGGCGGCGCAGCAGGTGGAGGCGATGCTGGCTCAGTTACGGGCGCAGCTCATTACCCTACCGCAGCGCTGGGCCCCCGCGCTGGTCGGACTCAAATCGATCCCGGAACTTACGGCCAAACTGGACGACGCGATCCATGAGGCGATGGAGGCGCTGAGCCGCTCATGACGGCCGTTCTGGCGCTTGAGGAACTCCTGGCCGAGCTGCGGCGCAAACACCTGGCGCCTCCGCCTAAGCTCACCGTGTCTGAATGGGCTGATCGATACCGCATCGTTTCGTCCTACTCTGCCGAGCCGGGCCCTTGGCGGACGGACCGGACGCCCTATCTCCGGGAAATTATGGACAGCTTGGGCGATCCGCTGGTACAGATGGTCGTGTTTCAGAAGTGTGCCCGGATCGGGGGCAGCGAGGCCGGCCTCAACATCGTCGGCTACTTCATCGATCAGGATCCCTCGCCGATCATGATCGTGCAGCCGACCGTCGATGATGCCAAGGACTTTTCCAAGGAGCAGCTCGCCCCGATGCTTGCCGATACGCCGTGCCTGACGGACAAGGTGAAGGAGCCGCGTGCGAAGGATTCTGGCAACACGGTGCAGGCGAAGCAGTTCCCCGGCGGGGCGCTGTTCCTGGTCGGAGCCAACAGTCCCCGCGGCTTCCGGCGGCGGACAGTGCGGCTGCTCGATCTGGAAGAGGTGGACGGCTACCCCCTGTCTGCCGGCACGGAGGGGGATCAGATCAGCCTCGCCATCCGCCGCACGGCGACCTTCGCCTATCGGCGGAAGATCTACATGAACTCGAGCCCGACCCTCAAGGGGCCACCGAGCGAAGGCGGCAGTCGGATCGAGGACTATTACCTGAAGGGCGACCAGCGCCGGTATCACGTCCCCTGCCCGCATTGCGCCCATGCCCAGGTACTGCTCTGGGCCAATCTGCGCTTTCAGCGGGAACGCGATCTGGAGAGCCTCGCGTACTTCTGTACGGGATGCGGCGCGGCCATCGAGGAACGCGAGAAGTTCGCCATGATCCGCCGGGGTCGGTGGATTCCGGCTCGGCCCGGACGCCCAGTGCGGAGTTATCACATCAACGCCCTCTACTCGCCCTGGGTCACGTGGGCCGAGCTCATGGCGGAATGGCTCGACGCGCAGGGCGACGTGCTCAAGCTCCAGACATTCGTGAACACCGTCCTCGGCGAAACGTGGGAGGACCGGGCAGGAGGACTCGACCCGACCATCCTCTCGGACCGCCGGCGCGACTACGGGGCCGAAGTGCCGGATGCGGTCAGCCATTTGACCACCGGCGTCGACGTCCACGACGACCGGCTCGAGGTCACCGTGTGGGGCTGGGGGCCCGGGGAAGCGATGTACCGGATCACGCATCTGATCCTGGCAGGCGACCCCGGGAAGAGGGGTGGCGTCTGGGACGACCTTGATCGTCTTCGGGCCCGGGAGTGGCAACGCGCAGACGGGAGCACAGTCCGGATCTACGCAACGGCGGTGGACACGGGTCACCACGCCCAGGCGGTCTGTGATTACGTGCGGCCGCGCTACGGGCAGCGGGTTTACGCCGTGCGGGGGGCGAGTCTTCCAGGGAAACCCATTGCTCCACGGGCACCGAGCCGGAACAACAAGCATCGCTGTCCGGTGTTCTTTGTCGGGACCGATGCCGCGAAGGACGTGATCTACTCCCGGCTCCGGCGGACCGAGGAAGGGCCAGGGTTCGTGATGTTCGACCTCGCGACCGACGCGGTCTTTCTCGATCAGCTGACGAGCGAACAGAAGAAGCCGGTCCGCACGGCCGGCCGGATCGTCCGGCGGTACGTACTCCCCAAGGGCAAGAGTTCCCCGCATGCCCTCGACTGTGCCGTGTACGCCCTGGCGGCGCTCTATATCGCCGGTGTCGACCGGAATCGCCTCGGTCGGGGGCCTACCCCTCCCCCGACCCCAGTGCCGGCACGTGCACCGGACCCCGTGCCCCTTCCCCAGTCCCCGACGCCTGCCAGGCTCAATTTTGGGGTGCAGGCGGCGCTCGATCGGGCCCGCCGGAAGATTCGGCGGTGACCCTCTACCAGCCCCCCGTCGCCTGTCCCCACTGCGGAGCCAGGCCCGCCCTCCGGGTCTCAGTGATGCTCCTCCAGATGCTCATCGTCTGCCGCCCGCCTCGGAGTTCGGTCGTCCTCACGTATCGCTGTCGATGCGGCAAAGCGATTCTTGAGGTTCGAGTGGCGGACCTTGACAGATTGTCCCAGGTGTCGTAGCGTTTTGACACAGTAGGAGCTCGAGGGCGCCGCAAGAGTGCCCCAAGAAGCCCCGATTCCCGTATGGGAGTCGGGGCTTTCCGCGTTCGTGGAGGCGCATGGCCCCGACCATCCCGATTGGGGAACCGAACACTGCAACGGCCGGCGATACCTGGGAATGGACTCGTTCTTTCCCGGACTATCTGCCGGCCGAAGGTGCTGGCACCTGGACGCTGAGCTACGTCATTGTCGGCGCCGGAGAAGTGGCCTGGCAATCCGGGTGGGCCGTGGCGGATGCGGCGGGGTGGACGGTTACGATCCCGGCCACCGCGACCGCCGGCCTGGCTCCAGGCCGCTACAGCTGGACGGCGATCCTGACCGGTGGGGGGACGCTCGCTGGGCGACGGGCGACTCCGGCGTCCGGCGTCCTTACCGTCATCAGCAATCCGGCAGTTGCGTCTGAAGGCGATGGACAGACCTTCGCCGAGAAGAATCTCGCCGCCGTTGAGGCGGTGCTGGAAGGTCGCCTCACCGCCGACATCCAGGGCTACTCGATCGATGGGGTCGCCGTCACGGCGATCCCCTTCACCGAACTCCTGAACCTCAGAAACCGGCTTCGCAATGAAGTCTGGCGGGAGCGGAACCGGGGCAAGGCCTTCCCGGCCGTGCAGCTGGCCTTCCGCCAGCCGGGGAGCTCGGTCGCATGAGCCTCTGGTCCCGTCTCCGCCAGGTGTTCCGCGGTGCGCTCCGGCGTCCGCTGCTCCGCTATGTCTATGCCGGTGCCCAGCAGTCGCGGCTCTTCGAGGACTGGATCACGTCCTGGATGAGCGGGCGGGACGAGGCGCGCTGGGAGATGCGGATGCTCAGAAATCGGGCCCGCGAACAGGCGCGCAACAACCCGCTCGCCCGCCGCTATCTGGGACTCTGTGTCGAAAATGTGCTGGGGCCCAAGGGCATCGTGATGCAGGCCCGGAACGTCCTGCCCACCGGCGAGGCGGACGAGGAGACCAACCAGCAGATCGAGCTCGCCTGGCAGCAGTGGTGCGAAGCGGACACATGTTCTGCGGACGGCCGGTACTGCTTCGCCGAGATGCAGGCCATGGCGCTCGAGACGGAGCGTCGGGACGGCGAATGCCTGGTGGAACTCCTGCCCGGCTTCCCGAATGCCTTCGGCTTCGCGATCCGGCTCATCGACGCCGACCTGCTGGATGAGACCTATAACGTATCCCGGGGGGAGGGTCGGAACGCCATCGTCCAGGGTGTCGAGCTCGACCGCTGGAACCGGCCGATTGCCTACCACCTCTGGAACGAACACCCTACCGCCCTCGTCGCAACGACCCTCAACCGGAAGCGGATCCGGGTCGACGCGGCCAATCTGCGCTACATCGGCTGGCCGATGCGGATCGACATGGTCCGGGCGGTGACGCCGTTCGCACCGGTCCTCACGAAGCTCAAGATGCTGGACGAATACATGAACTCCGAGGTCGCTGCGGCGCGGGCTCATGCCGACAAGCTCGGGTTCATCACCACGAGTCCCGACGCGACCCCGCCGGATCCGAACGACCCGCTCGCCGGCCAGCAGACCCTCGAAAGTTCCGCCGTCACGATCAACCGGCTCGCCCAGGGCGAGAGTTTCGTCGGCTTCGATCCCACCCACCCCAACACGGCCTTTGATCCGTTCGTGAAGGCGATGACCCGTCAGGTCGCCGCCGGCTTCGGGGTGAGCTATCACGCGCTCTCGGCCGACGTGAGCCAGGCCAACTACTCGAGTACCCGGGTCGCCAGCCTCGATGAGCGGGCGAACTGGGAGGTTATGCAGCGGCGCTTTGCCGGGGCTTTCTGCGAACCGATTGCCCGCATGTGGCTGCGCCAGGCGGTGATCTGGCAGCAGCTCCGGCTGCCCGGGCGAGTCGCGGACTATCAGGCCAGAGAATGGCAGTGCCGCGGCTGGGACTGGGTCGATCCAGAGAAGGACATCGCGGCTTCCCTGCGCGAGGTGGAGGCGGGATTGACGAGCCTCACCGACCTAGCCGCGGCCCGCGGCGTCGACTTCCGCACCACGCTGATGAAGATCGCGGCTGACCAGCAGCTCGCCGAACAGCTCGGCGTCACGCTCAAGCTCTCGAGCGGCACGGCCCAGGCGCCCGAAGCGCCCGAATCCGAGCCGGTTCCGCAGAGGAGGACGAGAAGGAATGAGAAAGCGCCAGGTGGATCGCTTCGTCCCGCCGGCTGACTGGCCGGGCCCGGGCAAGATGCACACGCCGCACCTCTTTCGTGAAATGCGGCTCGAGGTGGAGGCGCCGCGGAAGCGGGAAGACGGGAGTGAGGATCCCCGGATCGCGATCGCGCTCTCGAGCGAGAGCCCGGTGGAACGCTTCGACTGGTGGACGGGCGAGCGGTACTTCGAGGTGCTCGACCATTCGCAGGGCGCGGTCGACCTGTCGCGGGCCGAGGAAGGGCTGCCGTTCTTGCTGGACCACAGTGCCCGGGCCCAGATCGGCATCATCGAGGAGATCCGCCTTGATCAGGACCGGAAACTCCGCGGCATGGTGCGCATGGGGAATCACCCGGATGCGGGCTGGGTGGAGAAGGACATGCGCTCGGGCATCCGCACGAAGATCAGCGTCGGGTACGATCCCGGCGAGCAGTACGAGGCGACGAAAGAGAAAGAGGGGAAGATCCCGACCCGGACCTATCGCGGCTGGACTCCCTATGAAGGCAGTTCGGTAGCAATCCCCGCGGACATGACCGTGGGCATCGATCGCACGGCGGTGCCGGCCGCCCCGATCCCTGAGTCAACGCCGGCGACGGGCCGCAAGCCCGAGGAGCGTAGGATGCCGGAAGAGATCCAGACCCCGGCCACGCCCCCGACCGGGGGCGGACCGTCGGCGGCGGAGCAGCGGGAGCGGGACGTGAGGACCCTCGGCCAGTACGCGGCGGAATTCCCGGAAGCGCGGGAGCTCCTGCCCACCTGGCTCGAGCGGGGCGTCGGGCCCAGCCAGGCACTCAAGGAAGTCCAGGAGAGGCAGCTCGAGCGCCTGCGCAAGCAGCCCCCGCAGCCGCCTCCGGGCCATGTCGACCTGAGCCCGAAGGAAGTCAAGCTGTACGACATCACCAAGGCCATCCGGTCGCACATCGATCCGAGCGACCGGAGAATGCGGGAAGCCGCGGGGCTCGAATTCGAGGTCTCGAACGAGATCGCCAAGCGGACTGGCCGGGCGGCGCGGGGCTTCTTCGTCCCGATGAACATGCCGGTCGACCTCCAGGCGGCGGCGCGGTTCAATCCGAAGCTCATGGAGGATCCGATCGTCCGCGCCTCGGTGGTCGGCAACATCGCCGGGACGTCTTCGCTCGGTGGCGCCGGCGTCCAGACCACGATCGTCGGGTTCGTGGACCTGCTCCGGGCCCGGACCAAGGTCGTGGCGCTCGGGGCCCAGATGCTCACCGGGCTCACCGACACGATCGCCTTCGTGCGGCAGCTGACGCCGAACACCCTCCAGTGGACGGGGGAGAATCCCTCCACCGCGAACACGCTGAGCGCCGCGACGATCGAGCAGTTCACCATGTCCCCGAAGACGGGCATGAGCTCGACCGCCTACTCGCGGCAGTTCCTCACCCAGTCCTCGTTCGACGTGAACGCCTTCGTGATGAACGACCTCACGTTGGTGAACGCGATCGGGGTGGATTCTGCAGCGATCAACGGGTCCGGCACCGCGCAGCCGGTCGGCCTGCGGTCGATCACCAACGTGACGATCCAGACCATCGGCGCCAACGGGGCCGCGGCCGCCTGGGCGGATGTGGTGGGCGCCGAGACCAACGTCGCGAACCAGAACGCCGACATCGGCACCATGGCGTGGCTCACAAACCCGTCGGTCCGGGGGAAGTGGAAGACCACGCTCAAGAGCACCACGGCCGGCTCGCTCTACCTCTGGAGCGATGAGCAGACCGTGAACGGGTACCGGGCCGAGGTCTCGACCTCGATCCCGAACAACCTGACGCAGGGCACCAGCACCACGATCTGCTCGATCGCCGTCTTCGGCGTGTGGTCGGAGATGCTGATCGGCGAGTGGGGCGGGGCGATGGATGTGGTGGTCGATCCCTACACCTACGTGCAGCAAAACATGGTGCAGATCGTGACCGCCCTGATGGTGGATGTCAACGTCCGCCATCCGAAGGCGTTCGACATCCAGATCGGTCTCCTGACCACCTGATCGTGGAGAAGGTCTGGGTCCGGACTCTCGGCGAGCCGCCGTTCGGGGTGGTGGTGGACGGTCTCGCCGTGGGCCCGGGTGAACTGATCCAGGTGACGCCGCGGACCGCGCGTCAGCTCCTCGGAGCCGGACGGGCGGTCCTGGCGGAACCACCGGAACCTATGGGCGACCAGACCATCGTCGCCCAGCAGCGCAAGCGGGTGCGATGACGCTGACCGGTGAGGCGATGATCGAGGCGCACCTGCTCTACATGTGTACCGGGTTCGCCTCGAGCGAGGTGGTGATCGGAACGGTCACGACCCGGGGGATTCTGAAGGACGACGAGTCCCTGGGGACGGATGCGAGCGGAGACATCGTCCGGCATCGGACGCGGCTGCTGATTCTGCCCCGGGCTCCCCTGGCCTCCATTCCGGCCCGCGACTCGTCGCTGACGATCGACGGCGTGACGCACAAGGTCCGCAGTGACCTGACCGGGACGCTGCGGAAGGTGGTACGGCTGGAAGTGACGACCTGATGGTCGAAGTCAACCGGATGGTGCGGGACTGGCTGGCGGGCACCAAGCTCGATTACCTGGGCGCCGCGCAGGGCGTGGCCCAGATGCTGGCGGCCATGACGTTCGACGGGAGCGATACGGCCCCCACGCTCACCAGCGTAGTGGACGAGACGCAGGACGACAACGCGGCGCGGAACGACGAGCCGGCGACCAAGCCAGCGCTCGTGGTGAGCGTCCATGAATGGGAGGTCGAGCCGGCCTTCATGGTGACGACGGAGCAGCGCGGGACGTGCCGCGTGCTCGTGCGCTACCTGGCCGAGGTCCTCGATTCCTCCAATGCCGTCCGGGACAGCTACTACGTGATGCGGGCCGTGCGGCGGAGTCTCGCCCGGCTCCATAAGGCCGAGGAAGCGACCAACGGACGGCGGCGCAACAATGTGGCGATTCTCGCCCGGGCCGATGAGCCGATGCGGATGGTGAAGGTGGAGGCACAGCGGGAAGACACCGGGGTGACGGCCGCCTGGCTCGTGCCCTATGACGTCTGGGAACTGGATGTCTGAGGAGGCGGGCATGGGGCTCCGGATCCAACTGGATGACGGCCGGCTGATCGAGGTCCCCCGCGAGATCGAGAGCGCGGGCGGGGCAGTGCTCGAAGCCTGGGAACGCGACGCGCGGCAGAACGCCGCGAGGAAGGACGACGAGGATGAGTAGCGTCAAGCATTCCCGCGCGGGCCTCCTCACGGTCAAAGCTGAGTCCCAGTATCTCACGGACCCGACGCCCGCCGTGACGGATGCGGTCCGCTTCATCGAACCCCCAACGCTGGCAATCCGCTACGGCTTCGATGGGGCGCGAGGGGTCAGCAACGGGAGTTTCGGCGACATCGAACCGGTGGCGCCGAATGGCCGCAACGTGACCCTCGGCGTGAAATGCCACGGCAAGGGGCGGGGCGCGGCCTACACGTCCGCGGCGGTGGAAGTGCCGGATGTCCACCGGCTGCTCCGGGCCTGCGGCTTCGATGCCACCGTCACTACGACCGGCGGGTCGGAGAAATGGGACTTCACGCCAACCAGCGTGACCGCCACGCCAGGCTCCGTGACCGCCTGGGCCTATACCTACGGCGAGCTCCTCAAGATCAACGGCCTGTATGGCAACGTGCGGATCGTCGGGGACAGCACCGGGATCCCGGTCTGGGACTTCGCGCTGGCTGGCGTGGCGCCCATTTCCGTGCCCTTCACCGATCTGAGCCAGCCGGTCGCGACATATACCGCGCCGACCGTGATCCCCCCGAGTGCGGTCGGCATCAGTCTCACCCTCGGCAGCTTCACGGCGGCTACCGTGCGGACCTGGGAGTTCGATCTGGGCCGGACGTTCGACCAGTCGCGGGTCAACCAGAACGCGGCGAGCGGACATGCAGGCTTCCAGCCGGGACCACGCCAGCCCGTGTTCAAGTGCCGGATCGAGGGCACCACGCTGCAGAGTACGCCCTACCACGCGGCGGGGGCGATCGATCCCTATCAGCTCGTCGCCCAGGGGACCAGCGGGCTCGCGTTCTCGATGACCATCAGCCTCGCCCAATACAACCGCTGGAAGCTCCTGTTCGGCCAGTGCAAGGTGATCGGGGTCGAGCGGGTGGAAGACGCCGACGCCTTCTGCTGGGACCTCACCCTAAAACCCTACGTGACGGGAGATCAGGACAACAGTGACATCACCATCCGCTTCGACTGACAACCTGGCCCGCATCTATGAATTGCCGTCCCTCGTGGGGGCCGACGGCCAGACCTATACGGCGACCCGGTTTCCGAAGCTCAAGGACGGCCTGGCCTACTTCGAGGCCGTCGAGACGCAGAAGAGCTTCTCTGCCATGCTGCGCGGGGCGCGTCAGATCCTCGTGAGCGCAGGCATTCCCGAGGCTGTCGTGGACGATCTGGAAATCGCCGAAGTGACTGAGGCGGCAAACCGTTTTTTCTTGGCGAAGATGGCGGACGGCGCGAGCTGACACCCCGGGAACGCTTCGATGCCTGGGCGGAGAGCCAGCTCCCGGAGTATCGGCGGCAGCCGAAGGGGTTCTATCTGGGCTGGATGCTGGCCCAGATGGTGAGCATCAACGGGTATCCCGGACTCGGGCCCCTCATCGTGAGCGGGGAGATCAGCGGCCTCATGTTCTTTCACCTGATACGACAATTGCCGGCAGTCCGAGCCCTGCGTCGTGTGGACGAAACGCATGCCGTCATGCTGGGCGCCGGCGTGGCACTCAGCGGCGAGAAGATCCTGCCGCTCGCGGAAGCGGATCGAAAGGAAGCGTTCCCGCATGGCTGAACGGCTGGCCCTCGAGGTCGTCGCCCGCGAGACGGCGACCGGGGTCCTGCTCAAGGTTGAGCAGGGGACGGAACGGCTGCGTCAGCGGGTCGACCAGGTGGCGGCCAGGATGTCGGCCGCAGTCTCCGGCTCGGCCAAGTGGGAGGAGGGGCTTCGGCGGCTCCGGCTCCAGCAGGACGCCCTCGATGGCTCGGCCGGCAAGGCAGCGGCCAGCTCGCTCCGAATGCGGGACGGGCTCGGCAAGGTCTCGAACGCCGTTACCAACCTCGCCGGTAATGTGCTCGGCGCGCAGGGACCGATCGCACGCCTCGGCGAGGGCCTGCTCGCAATGGGCATCGGCGGCGGCCCGGTGGCCATCCTGGCCGCCGCGATCGTGGGACTGGGCGGGGCGGTGGCCTACTTCACCCGCGAAGCCCGGGCCGCCGAGGCTGCCTACGACGCATACGTTAAGTCGCTCAATCAGCCCGCGCCGCTCGAGATCATCGGCAACCAGATCGAGCAGTTGCGGCTGCAGCTGGCGAGCCCGGACTACGGCGGATACCGCCAAGTACTCGGTCGGTCGCTCCTGGGCCAACTGCTGGGGATCCAGACCTCCGAAGAACTGCAGACCGAGCTCGATCAGGCGCTGGTCCACTACGAGCGCGCGCTTCAGCGGCTGGCTAACGAGCGACGAAAGGTACAGGAGCGATTCGCCGAGCAGGCGGGACGGGAGGCGAAGCAGGCCGAGGAGAAGCGCATCCGGGAGGCGAAGGAGGCGGAGGAGAAGCGCGTCCGGGATGTGCTGGCGCGCTCAGAGGTGCTCAATCGTCCCTTCCTGCAAGGTGGTCCTCGGGTGGTGGGCGGCCAGGGGCTTGCGGTGCGGCCGATGGAGGGGCTCGCGGACATGCGGGTCGCGGAAGGGGCCATTACCGGGCTCATCAATCCGATGTCGGAACTCTCCGAAGCGACGGTGGAGTTCGGGCTCGCCTTCCTCGACGCCCTGGATCCCGTGAAGCAATTCAATGTCGAGACGGCCACGACGGCCCAGCTGCTCGGGGCGCTCACCGGCTCGTTCATTGTCGAATGGAAGGCGGCCTGGATGGACGCCACGGCCGCTATCGTGGGCGGAACCAGCGTGTGGAAAGCGTTCGAGAAAGCACTCACGGGCGCGATGGCGAATGCGGCTCTCAAGAAAGCCCAGCTCTACATCGCCGAGGGCTTCGCCAAGATTGCCCAGGGCCTCTTCCCGCCACAGCCCCAGCTGATCGCTTCCGGCTCCCTCATGGTCGCCAAAGGCGCGGCATTGGCGGCTGTGGCGCGGGCAGTCGGCGGCGGGGCTGGAGTCGGCGTGAGTGGAGGCGGTGGCGGAGGACTTGCGACGACGCAAACCGCCGTGGCGCGGGAGAGTTCGGCGCCGACGACCATCATCATCGGGGACGAAGGTGTCTATACCCGTGATCGCGTCATCCAGATCGTCGGACAGGCGATGCGTGAGATCAACGGCCGGCGGATCGTGGTGGAGGCTGCCTGATGCCGCTCATCCTGCCGCTCATCGCGTGGGGCGCATGGCAGGCCATTGATACATCTCCCTGGACCGCTGGAGCCGGAACACCGACCATCACACCGGGGCAAACCGACGCCTTCGGTGGCACCAATGCCTACAAGATTGACGACAACGATGCCGGGACGCCCGAAGGCCAGCGGTTGCCGTTGACGCTGGCGAACGGCACCCAGTGGATCGCCCTGATGGTACGGCAGGATACCTCCAGCACCTTCGGGATTCTGGTCTATGAGATCACGGGCGGGACTTCTCGGCACGGCATTCGAGGCACCTGGAGCGGGGGCATCCCGAGCCTCGTCACCGTAGCGGGCGGCGGAACGATCCTGACACCCATCGCGTTGGGCGGCGGCACCTGGCTCTGCCTGTTCAGCGCGGACGGTGTGGTCGCCGGCAATCAGCCGAATCTCTACCTCTACGGCACGGACTATACGAATGCTGCCCTGACGGGCTCCACCATTTTCTCGATGCGCCACCTGGTCCTGCTGGATTATCTCGATGATGCCGTGAGTTGGGACGAGCCCCGCGATGGGTCGTTTGTCGCGCAGTCGGCCGGCGGGGTTGAAGACGCCTGGGATGCCGGGACGGATGAACATCTGCGGGGCACAGTGCGGTGGGTGCCCGCCGCGCCTCGGGATACACCCATCTCGGTCTCGGGCTGGTACGGCGCCGCCGAGTCACCCGGTATCAATTCGAGTGTGAAGGCGATGCTCCGCGCCGGTCGCGACAAGAACGTCTTGCGCTGGGTGCCGGATCGCTCAGTCTGCACCACCTACATGGACAGCTATCTCGTGGACCCGATGAAGGGTGCCCCTGACCTGGAGCCGAATTGGGATCGCAAGTTCGCTCTCGAATTGCGCGGATCGTCGGTCTTCTCGGGTTACTGACCGTGACGACGTTCACCGTCGCTTATCGCGCCACGGTCTATGAGCCGCGGTCGGAGCAGTCCAACCCGGCCACGGAACCGGACATCCTGTCGCCGATCGGCGGAGCCCCGCATGCGACGGCCTTCAAGGTCGCCACGGTGCAGGGACTGTCGGGCTACGAGCCGGTCATGGAAATCCCCCGGGGCCGGAACGGCGAGCTCGATCTCCTGAGCCGCCAGCTCGACCAGGGCGAATTCGAGCTCCTGCTGCTGGACCGGCGGAACACGCCGGGCGGCTCCAACCTGTCGCGCTTCATCACGACCTACTTCGGCGGCACCACCGGCCGGAGCCGGCTCATGGGCTGCAAGGTCCTGATCGAGGAAGCGACCGACTGGAACGGCACGAGCGGGACCTGGGCCAGCTTCGCCACCGGCCGGATCATCCGGGCCAGTGTACGGAAGGGCGACCCGATCCGGGTGGCGCTGACGGTGCGGGATGCGTCGAGCGAGCTCGGCAACGCGGCAATCTTCAAGAACCGGCCAGCGTCGAGCCTGGGCTACGTGATCGAAGCGCTGGCCCTGCCGCTCGGGGTCTCAGCAACGTATGGGAGTCTCAGCCCTCCGACGCTGCTGACGGGGACACTCAACACGAGCGGCGTCTTCCGCAGCTTCGATTTGAGCTCGAGTTCGCTCGGCAATGAGCGGAACATCGTCACCAAGGCCCTGCTGGGCGGCGCCGGCGTGTCCTTCCTGGAGGCTTTCCTTGGCCGCACGGCCTGGATTCCCCTCCCCGGGCTCCGGCTCCGGTTCACGGCCGGCGCGGTGAGCAACAAGGAAGCGGAAGTCACGGCGATCAAGGTGAGCGTTGGCGCCGGACTCCGCTACCGGGTCACCAATGTGCTCTGCAAGGCACTGGCGTCGAGCAGCGATCCATTCTACACGGCGATGGACACCGGGACGATCGCCAATGGGACCTCGGTCACCAGCGCGAGCCTCCGGTATACGAGCCTGGGATCGGCCACCACTGAACGGAGTGCCATCCTCATCGGAGACGTTCACCCGGTGCAGCTCTGGGCGGACATCCTGGACGGCAAGTTCGGTCCGCTCAAGACCGACGGGACCGCCGCCAGAACGTTTGCCCGGAACAGCTCGGCCTTCTCGACCCTCATCAGCGACACGAGCTTTCCGTTGCTCCGCTTCCGGATCACGAAGTCGGAGAAGCTCCAGGACTGGGTCGAGAAAAATCTTCTCCTCCCCTTCGGCCTCGGGATGTATGTGAACGGGAGCGGAGAGGTCGTGCCGGTCGACCTGCGCCTCCCCTCGAGCGGCCCGTCCTCGACCACGATCACCGACGCCGACCTGATCGCCGAGCAGACCCCGGACTGGTCGGTGGACCGGACCCGGGCGGTCACGTCGATCAAACTCCGGACCTATCAGGATTACCCGATCGCCGTCGGACAGCTCGGTGCCGGGGTCGTCGATGTGCCGGCCGGCCTGGTCGACTCGGTGGCCTTCGAGTGGCCCGAGATTCGAGTGGCCGATCCGAGTGCGGCGACCCCCGACAGCGACGTGGGCGAGCGGTCGCTCGAGCTGGACATCCAGGGGCTTCGCACGTTCCCCGAGGAGACCACGCAGGGCGTGTCCCGAAGCGACTGGGTCGCGGCCCAGGGGACGGCGGCCTGGGGCTTCTTCGTCGCTCCCTTCGGTACCGCCCCGATGTTCATCGAGCTCGAGTGCCGGCGTACCGCGAACACCGACCGCCAGATCGGGCAGTGGGTCGTGGTCGACTGCGACATGGTCCCGGACCCGGCCACGAATCTCCGCGGCGGGGCCCGACTCTGCCGGGTCGTGGGCCGGACCGATACCAACCTCCGCCGGACCCTGAAGCTGGTGGACGTGGGCCCGAACGTGATCGCCACGGCCCCCTCGGTCGCGACCCCGGCCCAGGAGGCGAGCAACACGCAGAACGGGATCACGGATGTGGTGACCCTGAACGGCTCGAGCGAGGAGGCGGTACTCTGGATCAACCCGACGGCCACCAGTGTCGGCAGCCGGCCCGGAGACAGTGACTCCGGCTGGCGCCCGGTCATCCCGATCGGCCAGACCTCGCCGCATATCCGGTCAACCGGGACTGTGACCGTGCGGAACCTCCCCGCCAACAAGCGGATCTGGGTCCGGGTGCGGACTGAACCCCTGCTCGGCCGGAAGCTGCCGTCACCCTGGGCCTACCCTGCCGGTACCGGCTACGTCGATACCGCGACGATCACGGCTCCGACGGGCCTCGCGCAGTCCGGCGTGACGACCAAGGCGGCGACCCTCAGCTGGACGAATGGGGATGCGGCGAAGAAGGTGGTACTCCGCCGCTTCGGGGCAGCGAGCGAGGCGGCCGCCAACGCCGGGACGCCGGTCGATTACGTGATCCTCGAGCCGGGGACCACGCGCTACGTGATGACCGGGCTCGACTCGGGCGGCCCGTGGTGGCACTGCGACGTGTACCACCTGGACGACTTCGGGGGGACTTCCTCGGTCAACAATCTCGCGGCGTTCCAGGCAACAGGAACCGCCGAGACCGCCCCCACACCTGGGGCGGTGCTCATCATTCGCGATGGGACGACGTCCGCGAAGCCTCCCGCCCTGCCAAGCTTGGGCTTCGTGATCGACGGACGGCCCGGGATCGACCTCGAGCTGGTGCCCGCTCCGACCGGGATCGGCCTCGACTTCGAGCTGGAGCGGGCGCCGGACTCCGGGGGCTCGCCGGGAACCTACGCCCAGATTGCCTTCATCCCGGGCAATCAGATGGCCGGTCGCGCCTACCCCTATCGGGATCGTCTGCCGATCGACGGGGCGACCTACTGGTACCGGGGCCGGCACAGCGGCGCAGGCGTCACCGCCGGCGGCTACACGTCTGCCGTCTCAGGCACACCGGGGTGGCTGCCGAATCGCGTCTACGGACTGGACGGGAGCCAGCCAGTACTCGGGCAGGTCGAGACGATCCGCCTACCGCACAAGTTCTTCACTCCAGATAACGACACGGTCAGCTACAACCATAGCGCGACGGATTTGAGGCCGGGGACTGCCAACGTACAGGCAGACTTCCAAGCCTCCGTGGTTATCCCGGCTGGCGCGACGATCGTTGCGCTTCGAGCACGGGTGCTCACCGTCAACCTCGGCGATCAGGCCAATCTGGTGCTGTACCGGGTCAACGACACCCCGTCGAGCACCAACATCGCGAGCCTGACCCCGGGCGCCTCGGCGAGCTGGCAGACGATCAGCACCACGTTCAGTGAGAGCGTGACGGCCACGAACTCCTACCTCCTTGGGATGTACCTCCTGGGGGTGGGGAGCGTGGCTGACGCGGGCTTCATGTGGGCGGAGATCGACATTGTCCGCAACTCGTACCGGCAGCAGTGAAGCCTCGGGATGCTTCCATGACTCCGCGTCGGCAGAGCGATCACCCCGCCTGGACCTGGCTTGGCTGGTTCGGGGCCCTGATTGCCGTCGCGGCGGTCGCACTCAAGTGGTTCGGCCGGCTGGACGGGGCGGACTTCTGGGCGCTGCTGGTGTTCGCGGCGCTGATGATCCGGCCGGACAAGCTGGTGGACCTGGCTAGGGCCCGGTGGGGGAACGGCAAGCGCTCGAGCGGAGCCTTCCCGCGGAATCCCGATGACGGGAGCGAGCCGACCCCATGAATCTCCGGGACGCCGTGCTCACCGTGGCGACTCACGAGATCGGCGTGGTCGAGGTGGGCGGCCAGAACCGGGGGCCCAGGGTCGAGGACTATCTCCGGGCCGTGCATCTGAAGCCGGGCGACCCCTGGTGCGCCGCGTTCGTCGCCTGGGTGGGCGCCAAGGCGGCCGCGCTACTCGGGACCGACTGGCCCCTGCCGATGGTGGGCGGGTGCGCGACGCTCGGGGCCTACGCCGCCCACGAGGGCATGCTGCAGCAGCTGCCGGCGGTTGGGGCGGTGTTCCTCAAGTTCTACCCAACGCTCAACCGCTTCGCGCACACGGGATTCGTGGTGAAGCCGGACCCGAACGGCGAGGACGTGGGGCACTGGATCACGATCGAGGGCAACACGTCGGACCCCCGGATGAAGGCGACCCGGGAGGGCTGGGGGGTGTTTCAACGGTCCCGGGCGTTCGCGTCCAGTGACCGGTTCATCCACTGGTGGGCAACCACCACTCACTGAAGGAGCAGGGCAATGAATCACAAATGGGCATGGCTGACGGTGGTGGTCACGATCGCAACCGTGTTCGCCAATCCGTCCGCCGACCTCGCGGGCTTCATTCCGCCCGCCGTCGTCACGATCGCCGCCGCGGTGGCGGCCTTCGCCACCACCGGGATCGCCGTGGTTCAGGGTCTGGGCGACAAGACGCTCAATACCCTGACGGCGATCGGCGCATTTGTGGCCACCGCGCTGCGCTTCGCGGTGGATCTGCCCGACCCGGTGACGCGGGTCCTGCTGGTGATCGCGGCCGTGGTGTCTGCGGTCAGCACGATGGCGCCCGCAGCGCAGAAGGCCCGGCTCGCCGCCGGGAAAGCTTAGGGAATCCGCAGGCAGGTGGTCTGGTGACCACGCCGGTTTCATACGCCGGAGAGGTGGGTCCGATTCCCCGCCTGCAATTCACCGGGAGGCCGTGAATGCTCCACTACCCGCTGGTGCATGGGCGTCATCTGGGTGGGCGGATCTACAAGCCCGACCCGCGGGATCGCCGCTACCGGATGCGGGCGGTGACCCGCATGCCTCGTGCGACCGGGGCCACCTGGGACATCGGTCCGACCCTGGATCAGGGCAGCACCCCGCAGTGCGTCGCCTACTCGATCGCCCACTGGCTCGCCTGTACCCCCACTACCACGATCGTGGAGACCCCCGCCTACGAACAGGCGCTCTACGATCGGGCTCAGCAGCTCGACGAATGGCCCGGGACGGACTACGACGGCACGAGTGTCCGGGCCGGCTTCAAGGTCCTTCGGGAGCAGGGCCGGCTCGGCTCCTACGTCTGGGCCGAGAACGAGCAGGAAATCTGGGACTTCGTCGCGGGGACCGGCCCGGTGGTGATGGGCACGTCCTGGTACGACGGCATGTTCGCCGTCGACGCCGCCGGCTTCCTCCGACTGACCGGGCAGGTGGTCGGCGGTCACGCCTGGCTCCTCTACGGTAATACCCCTGAGCACTACCTGATGCAGAACAGCTGGGGCCCGTGGGGGATTGATGGCAGCGGCACGGCGAAGATCCTGCGGGCGGATCTGGCGCGACTGCTCCACGAGGAAGGCGAGGCGGGGGCGGGGGTCGAGGTGGTCCTCGATCCAACCGACCCCGCGCCGGAGCCGGACCAGCCGGGCTGTCTCGGGCGCATGCTGGGGCTCGGGTGACGTGGCGGCCGATGCGCCCCAGGGGCCAGTCACGGGCAGCTTCCTTGCCGGAGCCGCGGCGGTCATCGCGGCGCTGGCGGCGGGCGTGAAGTGGCTCTGGCCGCTGGTGCGAAACGGGCGATCGGCCAACGGAACCGCCGATGGCGAGTTCCGGGGCGAGACGAAGGCCGTCCTCCGGATGCTGGTCGACGAGCAGCGGGAACAGGTCAAGGCCTTGCGAGAGATCAGCGAGAGCTTCGCCCGGAGCACCGATCTCTTGAAGGGCCTGGTCGAGGACCAGCGGGAGCACATGCGCCTGTCGCAGGACTACTTCCGTGAAGGGCGCCAGGCGATCGCGGTGGTGCTCAAGCAACATGGGTCCAAGCCATGAACCTGGTTTTGCTGCTGAGCCTCCTGCTGGGAGATAGCCCGATGCCGACTGTCGCCATTCCCGCTCGCACGATCCCCGCCGGGGAGATCGTCCTCGGGCCAATGGCGGTCACCCGCTGGCGGCGGGCAGAGATCGCGCTCGATGCGGCCAATCTCGTCAACCCCCTGCTCATCAGTATTGAACTCTCGACGGATGGCGGCCAAAGCTGGCGGGTGATCGCGGCCGCCGACTTCACGGGCGGGAGCTGGCTCGATCGCAATGGCACGCCACATACGGATATCGGGCTCCGCTTCGCGCTCCGGGTGGATGCCCAGCGGGACGACCAGATCCGGATGCGGCTTGCGAATACGAGCCCCTGGCAGACCGCAGGCGGCACGCTCACCGTGGAATCCGATCCCGAGATCACGCTCGGTCCCGAGCACCGGAGCATTGCACTCGTCTCCGGCCAGACCGGGTCAGCCGCAGCGGACGGGAGCGGGACCACGCTCGCCGTGACGGTTCCGGGCAATGTGACGGCCGGCAATCTGATCGTCTCGGCCGTCGGGAGTTCCACGGGTGCCGCCGCGGCCAGCAGCGTCGCGGACGGACTCAGCAACAGCTACAGCGAAGCCTCGGGCAGCCCGTACAACTCGACCACGCTCTCCGAGTATCTCGGGATCTGGCTTGCGCCCAACATCGCGGGCGGAGCGGCCGGCAACATCACGGCCAACTGGGGGAGTGCCACGACGTTCCGTCGGCATGCCGTCGCGGAGTTCTCGGGGACCGCGACGAGCAGTGTCCAGGAAGGGTCGATGGCGACCGGTCAGGGCACGAGCACGTCGGCCTCCACCTCGAACCTCTCCCCGACGGCCGACGGCTCGATGCTGATCGGCTGGTGCAACGACGCCAGCGTGCCGACGATCGGGAGCGGCTTCACCTCCCTGGCCACCTATGGCAGCGATTCGCTGTTCGAGTATCGCGTGCAGGGCACGGCGACCGCTGAGCCAGTCACCGCCGGCATCAGCCCGAGCGCCGGGTGGGGGATCGTCGGCGTCATCATCAAGCCGGCGGCGGGCGGGGGCGGCGGTCCGACTGCTCCGCTCATCCATTGCTACGAGACGGCCAGCAGTACTAGCGGCTCGATGACGCTCACCAAGCCGACCTCGGGCAGCCCGGCCGGCCCGGACGGGGCGAAGAACGCATCGGCGGGTGACTACGTGGTCATCGCAGTCGGGAACGACTCGACCGGGGGCGCGGGCACCGAGTTCGATCAGACCAACGCGCCCAGTGGGTTCACCTTCATCAATGCGGCCGGGAACGGCACCAGTGACGCTCATTGCGCCTTCTATTACCGCAAGCTCGACGGGACCGAGGGGTCGTCATGGACTGTGGACGGCGGGCTCGTCACCTCCGGTGACTGCTGGGCCGTCGCCATCCTGCTTAGTGGCGTCCATCCCACTGTCGGCACGGCGATTCATCAGGTTGGCGCGGACACGATTGATGGCACACCACCCATCGCGATCACGCAGGTCACCACGACGCTCGACGAATGCCTCGTGCTGGCGGTGTACGCCTACGATGGCGGCGATGATGGTGGGTTCTCGACTGGCGGCACTGGCTGGGCCGAATTGACCGAAGCGCGCTCCGGCACTGGCAGCGGTAACGCCAGCGGTGGTGTGTCGTGGAAGAAGATGTCCGGCGCGGGGGCGACAGTCGCCTGCACGGTATCAGTGGGGCTCAATGATGGCATGGCGGGCTTCCAGTTGGCGCTCGCGCCAGCCCCGCCAGCCGTGCCGGTGCTCTACGACCCGACCATGCGGAACCCGCTCTACAACACCTTGCTCCGGATGTGAGCTGATGCACTACCGCCTCGATCCGCACGGTAATTCCGAGCTCGCGACGGGTGAGTTCCGGGTCGGCTGTCCGCTCTGCGGCTCGCCCCATGTCTGCCAGACGGCGGATGGTGATCCGAAGTACGCGGGGAATGCGGAGACGGTCGTGAGTGACAAGCGGCGCCTGTACGATCCGAAAACCACGGAGGCCAAGCCCTTCACCCTGGTGATCGAGCGGGCCGTGCCGGACTTCACCTGCCTGGCTGGCGACTGTGGGTACGCCGGCCACGCCCTGAGGAGCTGACCCACACCCGAAGGAGAGCACCATGCGGGCCTATGACTGCAACATCGCAGCCGGGTCACTCACCGCGGCGGCGACCACCCTCTGGGAAACCTCGGCCGGTTCCCAGAAGCTCGGCATCATCACCCGGGCCTACCTCGGCCAGCAGTCCAACACGACGAGCGCCCAGCAGGGGATCCAGCTCGCCCGCCAGTCGACCAACGGGACCAACGTGACCTCGCCGGTCGCGACCCCGGCGGACATCAGCGACACGGCGATCACCATGACCGTGCGGGGCCTCTGCACCACGCAGGGGACGCTCGGCGCCGTCCTCTACCCGGACAGCTTCAACTGGCAGAACGGCTGGCTCTACCTGCCGGTGCCGGAGGAGCGGATCACCGTGAGCGGAGCCACCACCACGAGCACCGCCCTGCGGACCCTGACCACGCCGCCGGCCCTCACGGTGAACACGGGCTGGTCGATGCTGGAGCTGGGCTAAAGTGCCCTGGACCCTCGACCGCGGCCGGCACGGCATCGTCTGCTTTGTCTGCCGCGGCAAGGGGATCATGCTCGGCCTGCATCTCGCGACCGGGAAGCAGCAGGTGGTGCAGTGCCGGGACTGCGGAGGAAGTGGATTCGTCAAGCACTGTGTCGGCTGCCAGGGCACCGGTCGGGTCGATGCGGGGCTCGATGACGGATCGCGCATCGACTGCCCGGAATGTTCCGGGAAGGGGTATCCGTTGCCGAAACGGATTCTGATTCTGACGAGTGGTCTCCGTGAATGACCTACGGCTACGGGAACGTCTACCGGCCGCCGCCCGCGATCGCCCAGCAGCAGGTGCGCCCGCGGAAGATGCCGGTCGGCGATCCGCCGTTACCGGTCCGGTCTCCGCCGGCCGGCTGGTCCTCCTCGCGGCCGGACTTGCGCTGGCCCTATGCCTGGGTGGTCCCACCGCCTCGGCAGATGCCGGTCGGGCCGGCGCCGGTGCCCTTCCCCCTGCCACTGGGCATCATCCTGACGCCGCTTGGCCGGGCGGTCTACGGCCAGCGGCTGCCCGTCATCCCGCCCCCGCTCATTCTCGGGGCGCCCTACCCGACTCCGGCCAGTTGGATGCAGCTCCACGGCGCCGCATTCCGGCGGGACTGGTCGATCCCGATTCTGGAGCAGCGGCCGCCCAAGCTCGGGATTGGCGATCCGCCGGTCGGCTTCCCGTTCCTCGGCCCCTGGTCGCCAGCTCTCCGCCCGGACCTGAGTTACCCGATCGTCTCGCTGGCGAGCTTCCGGCTCGAGCTGATGCCGGTCAGCGATGCACCAGTCGCGTTCCCGAAGCTCGGCTCGTGGCCGCCCGGGATCATGGACCCGCCCCACAGCCTCACCCAGACAGCTCAGGTCCGGCCACCGAAAGTTGCGGTCGGGGATCCGCCGGCCGCGTTCCCCCTGCCCTTCGGCCTCATCTTGAGTCCGCTGTCCCGGGCCGTGTATCAGCAGCGGCTCCCGGTCCTCCGGGAACCCGTGATCCTGGTCGGGATCCCCTATCCTACGCCGCCCACCTGGATGGCCCTGCACGGGCCGGCCTTCCTCAGGGACTGGCCCCTGCAGGCGGTAGAGCAACGGCTGCGACTCGCGGCGGTTGGGCCGGATCCGGTGCCATTCCCGCTCCCGACAGGGCTCGTCCTGAGTCCGCTGGCGCGCTCGGTGTATGCCCAGCGGCGACCGGTGGTCCTGCCGGTGCTGGTCATCGAGGGGATTGCTTACCCGATGCCGTGGGCGGTGGCCGCATTGCACGGGGCGGCCTACCTCAGGGTGATCCCGCCGGAGCAGCAGCAGGTGATCCGGGCGGTCGGGGGCGATCCGATCCCCTTCCCCCGGCTCGGGGCCTGGCTCGCGGGGACGATGGACCCGCCCGCCACCCAGATCCCGACCGCGCAGGTCCGCCCGCCCGAGATGCCCATCGGCGCGCCGCCCATCCCCTTCCCGAAGCTTGGTCTCAGGCTGCCCGGCACGATGGACCCGCCGCGGGTGGTCGAGCAGCTCCAGGTCCGGCCGCCCAAGGCCGGGATCGGCGACCCACCGGTGGCGTTCGGGCTCTCCCTCGGGCTCGTGCTCCAGCCCCTGCCCCGCCATCCGTACCACCAGAAGCGGCCGCAACTCGCGCAGGTGGTGGTATTCGATGCGCTCCGGGTCGTGGACCTGAGTGCGGGACGCTACCTGCTGGAGGACTGGAGCGGGGGACGCTGGTTGTGCGAGGACCGGGGCGACGGCCGCTATCGCCTGACGGACGCGAGCGGGCAGCGCTACGACCTCGTGAGTCGGAGCGGCGTCCGCTACCCTACGGAGGATGAGAGCTGATGGCGACCCGGCTCAATATCAAGAGCGACTTCGAGTTCGACTTCCTCATCACGCGCCGGAACGCGACGACGCGGGAGAAGGAAGCGGCGACCGGCTTGGCTGGCGTCACCGGCCGTTTCTCGCTCAGCAAGAACGGGCTCGCGATCGGCAGCTGTACCGTCGCGTTGTCCGAAGCCGGGAGCCTCGGCCGCTACACCGGCATCCTCGATACCGCGACAATGGTCACGGACCTCACCGCCTACCTCGGCCAGACGATCTACGCCATCGCGAGCAAGAGCGGCGACCTCGACGGCGAGTATCAGGAGTACGTGGTGGCTGACAGCCGGAAGATGGAGACATGAGCACAAACGGAAACGCTCCCGACCTCAAGGCCCTGACCGCCGACCTGCTGGACCAGGTCCTGCCGGGTCGGCCGATGTCGCAGGTGGTGGGCCGGGCAGGCCGCCGTCAGGCCCAGCGGGAGCAGAGCGAGCGGGCGAAGCTGGAAGCGTTCTGTCAGGCCGTGCTCACTGAACTGATTGCCACGAAGCAGCTGGCGCTCAACGCACGGACCGAAGCGCGGCAGGCCGCCGAGGAGAGGATTGAGCGCGAACTGAGCCAACTGATGGCTCAGCGG